AATGCAGAAATTAAGTCTATAAGTTCCAACTGCAGTAGGAATATCGAGACCCTGTAATGAATTAGTGTCGCAACCCATGGAAACAGAGAGACCTCCGACTCTCTCAGAATTTGATACGGTATTTTGTAATAAAAAGTTTTGTAATAACCCATATTGGTTGATTGATTCAATTGGAACATTATTTGAATAGACTTGAAGTTGGTCTATGAATGAGGAGGCGGAGCCTAATAAATAAGTTGCGCCTCCGGTAATGGATGGTGCTACTGATATAGTATAGATTAATGAGAAACTGACAGTGGTGCATACTGGGTCCATGAAGACAGAATCAGACATTCCAGAGGGGAGGGTAAATGAAATGACTTGACTATTAAATTGATTTTGGACGGCAGTTACAGCGGCATAAGTTAAAGATTGATTGGGTCCGGTTACTTGTGTGACCCCATCTGGTGACACATTCACAGAATAACAACGAGCACTTTCTGCAAGAGAGGGGGCAAGTTTATAATCGACGGTATTAGGTAAGCCTATAGAGGAATTAGGAAATGACATTTTTATATAATTATAATTAGAATAATAATATTATTTTTCAATATTATAATTTTAATTAAAAAAAGAATACACGACCGGCGGGATTTGCGGGCGGGGGTGGTGGTTGTGGTGGTTGTGTTTGTTGTCTTGGCTTTCTTGCTTGTTTATAAATTATTTCTTCTTCTGAATCAGATTCTGGAGCCATCATTATAATTTGTTTCTTTTTGGGCTTCTTCTCTTGTTTAATTATAATTGGTTCTTCTTCTTCAGTATCGTTTTCATCTACATCATATTTCTTTTTTATATTCATTTTTTGTTTTATAATTTTATTAGCTTTTTTTACTGCATATTTCTCTTCTAATTCTTTATTTTTTATTTTATCTTCCTGCCATTTCTTGTTTAAGGCTTCTCTTCCTTTTTTGAGTGCGTCCAAAGTTGCTTGACTAACTACACGCTTTTTTTTAGGTGCTTGTATTGGCTCGTCTGTTTCTACTACTGGTTCGGGGGCTGGTTGGGCTACTTCTTCAATTTTAGGTGGTTGTTTAATTCCTTTAGTTTTCTTTACTACGTTACTACTCATTATAATAATTTAGATTTTATTAAATTTAATAAATTGAAAAATATTAAATAAATTTATCTAAACTATTTATAATATAAAGTTATGGAAAAATCAAAATTTGAAAATGAAATGAAAAGTTTAATTAAAATCGGACTACCTGAAAATATGGCGTATCTTATAGCCTCTCATAAGTATGGTAAGAATAAGGAAGAAGTTGAATATGCTCTAAATGAAGTTAAAGAGCAGTTCTCGGAAATTGCAGATTCTGTAAAAGATTTTAAACCATTATGTGAAACTTTAAATTTAAATCTAAATAATAATAATAATAATGATAAAAACTAAAATTAGAATGTTTAATATTAGTTCTTCAAATGCTGTTAATGGTAGTTTCAAAAGTGTTGTTAATGTTAGTCTTCCGGACTTGGCATTCCATCACGAACATATTAATAATGTTTATTTGATGGTCGACCATTGCGAGGTGCCCAACTCATTCTATATTGTTAATTATACTAACGATATATTGGTGATTGATAATATTTCATATAGTATCCCCGTAGGTAATTACAACGCGTATTCATTAATTACTGTTTTACAGGCTGTTCTTCCTAATGGTTTTTTAATAACATATAATACAATTAATAATAAATATACTTTCAGTTACACATCGAGTTTTACAATTAATTCCACATTATCAACTATCAATAAAGTAATAGGGTTAGGCGCTGATGATATAACCGGAACGTTATTTGAACTACCTTATTTAGTAAATTTTCTACCAATTCCTCGTTTATCGTTTCATTCTACTTTTTTGAACACTAATAATTATAGTAGTTCAGACGGTAGCGCGGATGTGTTTCTATGTCTTCAAAATAATGTCGGGCAGTTATCAACAATTAATTATACTAACCAAACACAAACAGAATATTTAGTTCAAGAAAGAAGTATTAGCGCTTTTACTATTACTGTTACTGATGATTTGGGGCGATTAATTAATTTTAATAATATTGATTGGTTCATGTCGTTTTTATTGAAAGTGGAATATACTGATAATACTATTACTAATACTAACTTTAATGATATTCTTAGACAACAAACATTGATATAGATTGCGTTTTTATTATATTAAATCTAATATAATAATAATGAATACTCTTGAATTTTTAAAAGAAAAAAGATTTAATTTAGTTAATAAACAAAAAGAAATAAAAAATACATTAAGCGCGCTTTCAATGATTGGGCAACCCGAAGATATTATAATGTTGAAGTTGATTTTAAATGAAGTCAAAAGACTTAGAAAAACATATAATTTTCTTATTTGTAATTATGATGTTATCAAAACACTTATATTATATTGAATCGTCTTTTATAATCTTGAATGTTTTTATTAATGTCTTTAAAGTCTCCCCATAAAACATAACGGCTTAAACTACCCGCGTTTATCTTATTCCAGTTCTCATTTACTTTATGACGTTTTATATAATTGATTCTTTTTATGTTGTCCCCGTGGTCAATATAAGTTGAACCCCCTTTTAACCCGAAATCAATACGCGACCCATCGGTGAAGACGGCGGTGAATCTTTTATTCTTACTTTTACTATTTACTATAATCATATAATATTAATTAGATTATAATTATTAGAAAAATCACTAAATAATCGGGCGGGATGTGCCCGCGGTGTAGGCTCATGAACCCTACACCATACCCTACACCATGGGGATTTGGTTTTCTTACTTTCGGTTTTTTTGTTCTTTTTTTATGATGTATTTACTTTATATTTATTATTAAAAATTAAAATAAATAAAATAATATAGAAGGTGTAGGGTATGTAGGGTATGTAGGGTTTTTAACAACTTACTAGAGAATAAAAATAAAAAATAAAATAAAAATAAAATAAAATAAAATAAATATTTATAAGAACTTAAATGACCCCCTACACCCTACACAATACACCAACCCTACACCCGCGGGTAAGCCCCGCCCGATTATATAGTGGAAATATTCAAAAATAATATATTTAAAAAAAATCATTTAAATAATAATTTGTAGGATATAGTATATGACCGAAATAATACCAGAAATAATTTATTGTAGCTATACACCAAAACAAGCCGAACGATTAAAAGAATATAGAAATAATCCAGATAATAAGGAATTACTATGTAATATAAGAAAAAAGTATTATAACAAGATGAAGACCGATGAAATACTTATAGAAAAACATAGACAACGCGCACGAGATTATTATTATAAAAAAAAAGATTTATTATTACAAAAAATACTCTAGATTTTTTACTTTTTTTTAAATAGAAAAAATTAAAAAATGTATTTAAAAATTAATTTATATTATATAGTATATGACACAAATTAATTTAAAATTATCTTCAAAAGACTCTAAACTTAACAGTTTAACACTTAACGAGCCCGTCGATATTCAAATACTCGATAAACTCATCACTTCTGACTTACTAATTGATACTTTTAACAACCCAGTATGTAAAACATATAACACAAACGAAAAACAACAATTATTAAAATATAAAAAATTAATCAAAAATGGTAAAGCCAAAATAGAATACAATAAAAGTAAAGGTATGAAATGGGGGCGAGTAATGCCCCTAAATGGTTGTGGCTTATTCAGTATAAGACGCCAACTAAGACACACATTAGCTAAAAACCACTTTGTAGATATTGATGTAGTAAATTGTCATCCTGTATTATTACATCAAGTTTGTAAATCAAATAATATTCCATGTGAATACTTAGAAGATTACGTATTAAACCGCCCCCAACATTTAGAAAGAATAAAAAGTAATTATGGAGTAGAAAAAGACACAGCCAAAAACTTATTCATTCGTCTTCTATACTTAGGACTTTTTGAAAATTGGGTAGAAGATAATAAAATTAAAAATAAAACTCCTGATGACTTTGTGGTCAAATTACAAACAGAATTAAATCATATATGCCATAGAATTATTTTACATAATCCAGATATCGATAAAGCAGTAAAAAAGAATAAAGAAAAAAACAATAAACAATATAAAATCGGTTCATCATTATCATATTACTTACAAGAATACGAAAACCAAATTTTAGAAACCATTTATGAATATTGTAATAAAAACAACTATATTAATAGTAATGAATGCGTTTTATGTGCCGATGGTTTAATGATTCCAAAAAGTTTATATAAACCTGAACTATTAAAAGAATTATCAGTATTAATAAATGAAAAATTCGGTTTTAATCTTGAGTTTATCATGAAGGAAATGAACGAAGATTATTTAAGTATTCTCGATGACCACCAAGTAGAAGATGATGATAATGAAAATGGTTATGATGCTGTTAAATTTAGATTCGAAAAAACTAATTTTAAGTTATTAAATCCTATATCATATGTTACTATTGATACCAATAAAGAATTAATAGTAAGAAAGAAAACCGATTTTTTAAGCGTCTATGAAAATTTACATTATGAGAAACTATATTGTGACGAGAAAGGAGAATTAAAAATAATGAAAAAACAATTCGTTTCAGATTGGCTAAAAGATGAAACAGTTAAAACATATGATAGAATTGACTTCCTACCTAAATTAGAAGCACCTAAAAACATTTACAATACATTTACACAGTTTGAAGCCGATAAACTAACAACTAAAAAAAATCTATTCTTTAGTAATTCATTAATGTATAAACATATTAAAAATCTATGTGGTAATGATGAATTATGTTATGATTATTTTATTAAGTTCTTAGCCCAAAAAGTTCAAAAGCCTACACAAATTACACGAACATCAATAGTATTACAATCTAATGAAGGCGCTGGAAAAGATACTTTTTTAAACTGGTTTGGTAATTCTATATTAGGTAAAAAATATTATGTCAATACAGAATCAATCGATTTAGTATTTGGGCGATTTAATGGATTAATTCAAGATAAAGTATTAATAGTAATCAATGAAACATCTGGTAAAGATACCTTTCAACTATCAGATAAAATTAAAGCATCAATAACAAATGAAGTAAATACAATTGAAAAGAAAGGGTATGAATCATTCACTAATACTAACTGTATTTCATATGTGTTCTTATCTAATAATAAAAACCCTGTTAAAGTATCAGAAAATGATAGAAGATTCGTCATATTTGAATGTAATAGTAAAATAGCTAATAACCATGATTACTTTACAGCACTTAATAAAGAAATAGAATCAAAAGAATACGATAAAATATTTTATGATTTATTAATGTCAATCCCCATTGATGGTTATGACTTCACAAATAACAGACCTAAAACTAATGCATACAACAATATTAAAGAAGCAACTAAAAGCCCCGTTATATCATTTTATGAAGATTTAATATTTAAATTTGATGATACATTTTTAATTGGTGGTGCAGAATTATATAGTAAATTTACAACATTTTTAAAATCAAATAATTTTAATTACGAATATAATAATACTAAATTTGCTATTGAATTGAAACAATATGAAACATATATTATTAAAACTAGAACTAAAAAAGGTATTTATTACAATATCAAAATTAATGAACTAAAGAACCATCTAATTACAACTAAACAAATAGAACCAATTCAAGATGATGTAAATTTTGAAGACGGAGAAGAAGAAGAAAAAACTGATGAAATAATAAAACAGATTAAAAACGATATCAAAAAAAAACCATCCTCACCCCTAGACTATGGAATAAATTAAATTAAAAAAAACCTTAAGAAATTTCATTTTTTTATAATATTTTACAATATTATAAATTAATTTCTAACCTATATTATATAGGAAAATGCCAAAGAATAATATAGATTATTCAAAATACTCATTTTATAAAATCGTTTGTAATGATTTAAATATTAAAGACTGTTATGTCGGTTCTACTGCTCATTTCACATCAAGAAAAGCCAATCATAAAATGGCTTGTAATGTTGAAACTAATCCAAAACATAATTATAAAATATATCAAATAATTAGAAATAATGGCGGGTGGTCAAATTGGTCAATGATATTAATAGATAAACTACCATGTGCAAACGGCGAAGAAGCAAGAAAAAAAGAAAGAGAATTATATGAACAATTAAACGCGACTATGAATAATAATATACCAAATAGAACACATCAAGAATATTTAATAGAAAATAAAGAAATAATTTCTGATAGAATGAAAGAATACTATCAGAAAAATAAAGAAACAATATTAGAAAAAAAGAAAGAATATTATGAAAAAAATAAAGAAATTATCAAAGAAAAAAGATTATTTAAAAATGTTATTATTAAAACACCATCTGAAACTATAGTTTAACATAAATTTTACTTTGCGCTATACTTGAACCCATCGCGGTTAAATCATTGCTCATCTCCTTTTCTACTTTTATTAAATCTGAGTATTTATCACTCATGAAACTATGTCTCATTTGATTTACGCTTATTTTACGGTCTTTAAATATCTTGACCATTCTTTGATTAAGTGTTATCGCGCTTAATGCTTCACCTTTACTATTAAATAATAAATGATTAATATTAGCAGGTATTATTTTAATCCATTTACTTAATATTCTTTTTAATGCTGGACTAACATTTAATGTTTGTTGATGGTGAAATTTACTTGTTTTATAAACATTAAAAATAAGTTTATTCTTTTTCATATCTAATTGATTATCTTTTGATTCGTCAATATCTCCACGAAATTTCATTAATACATAATCGAGTGCGCGTCTAGGTTGGTTGTAAATCGGACTAACTAAACATAATAATACATAATCCATTATTTGTTGAATATCATTCATATTCAATTTGTCTTTTTTGTAGATTAAATCAGCATGTTTTTTTAAGTCGTCTAATACTTGCTTAATCTCCATAACACTAATATCTGATGCTTTTTGTTTTTCATTTAATTCTTGTTTATTTACTTCATCTTTATAAACTTGCATATCATCAGACATCATTTTTTTATATTCATTATTATCAGTTAAGCAAACTAACGACGCTAAATAAGTTTTACGACTTGAGGGACTTTTATCTTCTAAAAATTTCATTACATCTTTTACTTTATCAAAGTTCTTAATATTAGGTTCTTTAATAGATGCTTCAAAGCAGTTTTTGTAAATACTTTTTAATAAACTATTATAAGTCTTAAGAGAACCATCGGACAAATGGGCGCGGGCTTTTTTCAAATCATCAGAAAAATTCATTTATATAATATTAACTAGATAATTTTATATTAACTAAAAATAAATTCTTCAATTAACTTTCAATAATTCCTATAGTTTTCAAATCCCTAATTATTGATTCTTCAGAGTTTGGAATATTAGGAATAAAAAAATGATTAATCCAATTATAAAACTTTTGAAAACACGACATATTATAATAATATTAACTAGAAATTAATTATAAGCTATTTTAACTAGTTATTAACCAAAA